ACGGCATTGTATATGATATGTTCGAGGCGGGTAAGCACATGCAGAATCTGAATGATCGAGATACTGCATATGACAGGGGTGTTATCGGTATTGACTACGGTACCCGAAACCCTACATCGTTCCTTAAGATTGGAATCACTTATAGTGAAAGCAATGATAGAACCGAATACCACGTACTTGATGAGTATTACTACGACGGCCGAAAGAATAAACAACGAACGGACGAAGAACATTACGAAGCGCTCGTCGATTTTGCGGAAGGTACAAGTGTTGACGCGATCTATATTGACCCGTCCGCCGCATCTTTCATCACGACGATACAGCGGTATGGTGAGTTCGCAACGATTCAGGCGAAGAATGATGTACTAGATGGCATACGAACAGTAGCTTCATTATTATCGGAAGACCGCCTCTATGTAGATAAAGAGTGCAAGAGTCTTGAACAAGAATTCGGTTCTTACATTTGGGATGAACGCGCTCAAAATCGTGGCGTGGACAAACCGATCAAAGACAACGACCACGCATTGGACGCGCTAAGGTACGTCGTCTACACGATAGAATCTGCTGTTAAGGTAGATATGGTGAGTGTAGAAGAATTCGACTACCTAGAAGACGATGATGATTGGTAGGAGGTGAAAGTATTGAATGAACGTAAAGTCACTCGCATCAACGAGAGGGCGCTGAAAGAATTGGAGCAGAAATCTTCTATCACCGCTCCAGGCATACACATGATGGGGGCGGGGCAAGCTCAGTACACACCCGACCGCGTGGACGCATTAATAAAGCAAGGATACAAACTAAACACATGGGTCTACGCATGTGTTCGCGAAATCACAAAAGCGGCTGCAAGTATCCCGCTCCTGGTCTATACAAAAGATAGCGACGGAGAATTAACAGAAGAGCCACACCATCCGCTCCAACTCCTATTAAATAAACCTAACAGCGAATTGCCGTCGGCAGACTTTCGGGAGATTGTGTATATGAACCTCATGCTGTCTGGTAACACGTACATCGAAATGAACGGAGTAAATTCAGCGGGACCGCCCCTTGAATTATGGCCGTGGCGACCAGATAGAACAAAGATCGTTCCATCGAAAGAAGGCATCGGTCACTATCGATATATTGTCAACGGAATGGAATATGATCTGGAACAAGAACGAATGGTACACGTGAAGCATTACGATCCAATGGATGACTATTATGGGTTATCGCCACTATCAGTGAGTCGAAGAATTATTGATATGGATAATGCGACAGTGGAGTGGAACTCATCACTCGTAGACAACTACGCAGCGCCTAGCGGATTTCTTCAAGTGATTGGTGAAGTAGGAAGGGACTCGATGCGCAGGATCGGTTCCAGACTCAGACGTTACTTTAGTGGATATCGCAATGCAGGAAAGCCGTTCGTGACGCAAGGTGAAATGCAATGGACGCAACTTGGTCTCAATCCGAAGGACATGGACTTCATCGACTCGCGAAAGATGTCGCGGGAAGAAATCTGCGCTGCGTTCGGTGTCCCGCCTCAAATCGTAGGTATCCAAGATTCATCTACGTACAACAACTATTCGGAAGCAAGGCAATCATTTTATCAAGATACGGTACTACCGACTGTTGAAAAAGTAGTGAGCGGTCTCAACCACAAGCTAGCTGCCCTTTACGGTGACAATGTCGTAATTGGATATGATCGTTCTGAAATCGCTGCACTCCAAGAGAGTGCGAAGTTGATTTACGAGAGAGTTTCCAAAGTCCAAAACGTAATTACGATAAATGAACAACGTCAAATGTTGGGCTTCGAACCCATCGATGGTGGCGACGTCCGCATCTTGCGGAATAACGAAATCGAAGTGGCGGTAGGAGACAACAAGGGCGGGGCGGTCAATACCGAGGAAGAAGATAAGCCTATTGACGAGTCGGAGGAATCTGCGCAAGAAGAAGGGGCGGAAAGTGGCGAGAAGATGCGTGAAGCGATCGCGAAACTTTCGAAATTTCTAGTAGACAACGAAGATGAGTTGCGCATAAAAAATGCGAATAACTTATTCGACCGCCTCAGAGACGAGTATGCGGATCGGATTCGAGATCTGTTCACAGAAGAGATGATCGAAATCAAAGGTTTGTTTTCAGAAGAACAGAATGAGTCGTTCGTTGAAAAACATAAAGAACTCATATTACTCTTGTTGTTGGGTAGACGAGACAAGTGGCGGGTCGTTATATCGGCAGTTTGGCGGGAAGTATTCTGGAATCATTTTTACGACGCGAGGGATCAAGTAGTACGCACCGCTCCAAGCGACGCGACTCCAGATGAAGTAGACGAAGTTGACTTGAAGGTAACCGTCAACCAATACGTCGATGAAGTGGCAACCGCCTCAGCTGAGCAAATTATACAAACGACAACGAACCAAGTGGAGCGGTCGATGAATGAATCGATTGCCGAAAAGGTAATTGCTCTCATTGCTCTATCCAGTATTCAAAACATTTATAACAACTGGAAGTACGGCACAGAGGCATCGACAGAAACAGATGGCAGTGTGATGAGTCGTGCAGAAGTCATCTCAGAAGTAGAGTCAAGCACGGCATTATCTTATTCACAACGCATGGCTGCATTATCCACAGGGCTATCCATTGAAAAGACGTGGGTCACTCAGGGGGATAAGAAAGTACGTAAGTCTCACCGTTCTGCTGAAGGGCAAACAAGGGATTTAGAAGATGAATACAGAGTAGGGACCAGTTACGCATTATACCCACGCGATCCTATGTTACCGGCGTCGGAGCGGGTCAATTGCCGGTGCTTCGAACGTTATTATGTAAAAGATGATGAGGATTAGCAAGGTACTTATATAGATATTCTATTGAGAGGAGGTGAGCAAAGCGTGAATAGAGTGAAACGAGCGTTACAAAAGTCAATACCTTTCCAAGTGGAAGACATGAAGAGTGCTGACGGCAAGACGAGTATCACGGGCTTTGCTTCAACATTTGGAGGAGAACCAGATCATTATGGTGACGTTGTGGTTAAGGGAGCTTTTGAGGGGACATTAAAAGAGATGTCAGAAGGTACGCGAGACATCGTACTCCTGTTCAACCATGACTCGAACGAAGTGATCGGTCGTATCAAAACGGCTGAAGAGACCGAGAAGGGTTTATTGGTTGAAGCGGAGATCAGCAACACACCGCGAGGCTCTGAGGTGGCAACCCTTATCAAGGATGGGGCTCTTAAGTCGTTTTCAATCGGCTACTACCTTAAAGACTATGAGTATACACAAGATGGCGTATGCTTGCTGAAAGAAATCGATCTCTTCGAAATATCGGTCGTCACTTTCCCAGCTAACGAAAGCGCTGCTATCCTCGCAGCGAAAGCACGCGAAGAAGAAATGTCAGTAGAGTCTTCTGAGTGGGCAGATGCTATTATCAAGAATGGCGAGAAGATGTACCAACTTGGTGTAGAAGCGGGAAAGAAAATGGCTACTAGCGACACTGGTGCGAAGTTATCTGTTGATTGGGATCGAATTATAAAAGAAGTGACGGACCGCCTCCGCGAAGAAGTCGAATCAACCGAGGAAGAAGACACTCCAGATGAGCCCGAGACGGACGAAGCTACCACAGAAGATGAATCTGAAGGTGAGGAGTCTAATGAGTCAGGTGATAGCGACGAGGAGACACCAACTGAAGATACAGATGATGGGGCGGGCAAGCCGTCAGAAGATGAAGAAGTGGCAATAAAACTCAAAGATATTATTGAGCAAATGAGCGCACTTACCAAAAAACATGAAGAAAAGGAATGATAGAAAATGACTTTAAACAAAACACTCGACGAAATGCACAAAGCACTTAAGTCATTGCACGAAACGAACGATCGCATGGAAGAAGAGCGCAAAGCCTACGGCAAAGCGCGTCAAGAAGATACAGAGCAATTAAAACGAATTAGTGACGAAATCACGTCATTGGAAAAGAAGATTGAAGAAGTACAGCTAGAAAAGAACCGCAAGCACCGCCTCGGCGAAGATGCTATGACGGGTCAAACACCAGAAGAACTCGCTAAAAAAGAAGCGTTCTTGAAGTACGTTCGTAAAGGTGGAGACGTCAACGAATTATCACCGGAAGAACGTAAAGCGATCAAAGATACAGATGCCCGATTCAAGGCTCTTGTAGAAGATTCGTACGGTGAAATCATCGTACCGGAAGCGGTCGATACTGAAATCACGAAAGCGTTGCACGATCAGACAGTATTACGCCAACTCGCTCGTGTCGTTACAATTTCAAGTAACCGCCTCAAGCGATACGCTTTCAACGCGCTTAAATCAGGGTACGGAAAGTTAGAAACAAGCTACAAACAAGACGGCGGACAAAACATTTACAACTACGAGTCAGATATCAGACCGAATGAAATGTTTATCAATGTCCACAACCTCTACGGATACACGGAGATCGGCGAGGACTTACTCATGGACTCAGAGTTTTCTTTAGAGCAAATGCTCGTTGAAATGTTCGCCGAGTCGATGAACTACGCAGAAAACTGGCACTTCTTTAACGGTACAGGCGACGCGGACGTCCAGCCGGAAGGTATCCTTAATGCAAAAGGGATTAACCGTATCAAGCAAGAGGCGGAAGAGACGCCACTCGACGCAATCTTAAACCTCCAGTACGCGGTGGATGCGCCATTCCGCGCGAATGGAGCTTACCTCTACTCATCTGCAGCGGAGTTGCTCGTACGTACGACTAAAAACGAGAACGGCGACTATATGTGGCAACCACCTGTGCAACTCGGTAAGCCAGCTACGTTGTTCGGTCATCCAGCGTATGTACAAGATACATTCGAAGGTGATGCGGCAGTAGTGTTCGGCGACTTCAAGCGTGGATACACAATCGTTGACAATGCAGGTACTGCGATTCGCAAGTACGACCAAGCAGCGCAAGCGATGGAATCAGATGCTATCCCGTTCCGTGCGAAGCGTCGTAATGGTGGCGGTGTATCAGATCCACGAGCGTTGGCTATCCTTGAAATGGATGTTCCGGAAATCTTGGGAGTGCAGGGTAACCATAACGAAGGAATCCCGACGCCAGGCGGAGAAGGAACGGATACGCCCTAAACCGCCCGAGAATGTCCGAGCGTCTGCTTTAGATAGCCAATCTATCAAGATTGAGTGGGACGCATAGGGCAACAGGGCAACGTTAGGACGACCGCCTCATTCCGATAATAGGAGTGGGGCGGTTTTATATTCTTTCGGAAGGAGCGGGAAATGACTAAAAACATAAAAGAGATACTGGGTATCTCTAATGCAAAAGATTACTCGGACGGCTATCACACATTTGGTGAACTTTACTACCATCGCATGATGCTATTCTCTATCATTTGCAATACTCATAAAGACCTTTCGTGGAAGTCCAAACTTCATGACGACGGAACGATGTTCGGCGGTATGTTTATCGTAGGAGTGCATACTCCACAAGGTCAGTACACTTACCACTACCATTTAGAACACTGGGATGAGTTCGATGTCAAGGTGATCGAACGAGCGCCGGAGTGGGACGGGCACAAACCCTCAGACATCACTCGTTTACGTTCGTTGTTGGAGGGAAGATGATTAAGTTTTCTGTAGACGTTGCTCCTTCGGGGCGGTATACTGTATGAAGCATCACCAGCCGACGAAGTGTCGGGGAGTGGTCAATACTATAACGGAGGGGTTTAACAGTGAAAGGCGTAAGCATTTTCATCGATATTCATGATTCTAACGTTGCAATTAACGGAGAAAGTTCCGCTTCTGAGTGCGAGAAGTGTGGAGAGTTAGGAATCGATGACATTCCATTAGAAATCAGAGAGTTGGTAGGCCTTGACTGCACGTGCGATGAGTGCATGCGCGAAGGGGACGGCGAAGAAGATGATGAGCTTGATGAGTTACTCCTTGAACAACTCGCTAAACAACTAGAGGAGATTAAGCAACGGGCAGAAGAGCACGTTGTATCTTCTGAATTAGACATCAAGTTAGATGGAACAGAACGAAAGTTGGAACTGAAACTAGAAGTAGAGTTGAGTGAAGAGAGCGCTAACGAATTAAA